CTTCACCCGATCCCCTTTGTCAAGATGCCCTTTAGTTTCCACGTACACATTTGTGTCCGGGAAGTAAAAGTCGGGAGTGTAGGTTCGCGGCTTGGGAACATACACAACCCGCTCCTTCTCATACTCAAAAGATATACCCCGCTCAACAAGCTTACGAGCGATATTTGACTCAAATTGTGATCTAAACTTTATCTTTCTCATCAACCTTGCAGCGGAAACGCTCCCTTTATCAAGTTGAGCCTTTTTAACAGATACTGTTCTACTTTTGGGGTATATTTTTTTAGACGTGATAGTTCCTCGTTTAGGGGAATCGTCGGAATACATACAGCTGTGCCCATTCTCAAGTGTTGATTGATTTGTTGAAACTCGTCTTCAATACGCACAATGTCACGCGCCTCTGTCTCAAAGGTAAGGTATCCCGAATCCGAGTAATTATTACGCAAAGTTAAAGGCAGCGAACTATCAAGGTTTCGCACTTTGACTAGCGCAGGTTCGCCGCCTTTACTCTCGTGACTATCTATGTACAGATGTCTTATCTGCGGATTGAGTCCCAGCAACTTGAGATCATACGTGCTGGTGTAAATAACAGGCATATCATAGTTCCTTCTTCACCAGCTTTGTGTACCACGTCATCGGCGGGTTCTTGGCCTTCGAGGTAATCTTCGGGTGGTACTCTGCACTCTTCCAACAGTGTTCCTTGAACGAACAGAAAGTGCAGGTCTTCGGCATGAGCCGGTTGCCTGTTTCAATCTTCTCACCTTTAACTGTGTAAACTTCTGGGACAGAAGTAAACGGCACCCTGAACTTGGCATCGGTGACAATAGCGTGTACACGTTTGGCGGCTTCTTCAAGGTATGTCTTACGATCTTCTTCCTGATCGTATGGTGCCTCTACAAAGTCCCACTCACCACTCGACTTGTTGATGGCAATCCAACCACCGAAGGGCAAGCCTTTAGATTCGGAATACAGGAACCCCTGCATGATGTAGCCAAACGGATCATCTTCCTTAATGGCGTCGTAACCGCCGCGTCCCGAGAACTTGTTTTCAAATGACCACGGACTTGTGGACTTGATGTCCCACACCTTCTCGTCGATAATGACATCTAAGGTTCCGTTGACGGTTTGCCCATCGAGTTCGAGGGAACACTGACTCTGTTCCTGTTCGACTTTGATGCCAGCACCCTTCATAATCAGAACGGCAGCAGCCTCTACCAGATCACCAATAAGGAAGCGAACAAGATCGTTGTACGCAACGTCTTGCTTCAGTCCCTGTTTTTCCAACTGTTGCTGGCACAGGGGACGCCCGATACCGGACATGCGAATTCTGTAGTCGGAGTTACGGCTAAATTGCTTACGTATTGCTGCCTTACAGTCTTCCCCAAATGCCTCAATAAGGTCGTCGAGACGAGAGGAGTCAATCTCCCCTCGTCCCGCTTTTTGCAGGAAGTCCTGTACTTCCAAGAGGTGAAGCATCAGCTTGCGAAGCGTTGCGCTAAGTCGAGGTCTTCATCATTCATCGACATCTTGATCGCTGCCTTGTACTCAGTCATCACAGACTCGTTGTGACCCTTGACAGTCTCACCAAACAGTTTGATCAGGTTTTTGTCTTCCTCAGAGATAGATACCTCTTTCACAAGACTGAGTTTAGGTGTCCAGAAAATGACGCTGCCGTTCTTCTTCTTCTCAGTAGACAGTTCGATCACTGCCTTCTGCATCAAGATTTTACGACGGGTCAGTTGCTGATCAATAAACTCACGTACAGGGCGGAAACCCGAACGTTTGAAGTAAGCCATAAAAGGCACGTTCTCCAAAGGAGTCGCACTTCCATCAGCAGCCGTCGCATCTGGAGCATCCAAGACGCCGTAGATGACTTGATTGCAGTTCACCGACTGGCTCAGAACGACACGGGGATCGTCATCAGGCAATGCGTCTTCTTCGGCTCGTGTCAGCCGTCCGCACTTATTACCGCCAGCATTGTCAGGAAATTCGCCAGACAGGGTGGGCCGCTGCACAGACTTACAGGAAAATTTCTGCTCGTCCTGACTCCACACTGACCACTCGTATGTACGCATCAGCGGACGGATATGCACTTTGTCAGAATAACTCGGTCCCGAGCCATTCCAAATACGCCACGCACCCCGCTTCAACGTAATACCGTCGTCGTTCTCTGCTTCATAATTGATCGTTAGTCGTGGTAAACCCACGCGCGGAGTGGAGTCCACATCTGCTTGACCTGACATCTTCATCAGGGCTTCTTCGTCTCCCGCATCAAACGCGGTCAAAAAGTTATTCAGTTCATCGTTCATCGTAGAAAGTTCTGTACCCATGATATCCTCACAGTTGGGTGTTGAAGGTAGATGTATTATACTGTAAAGACTTCCTCCAAGTCAAGCCAGTTTTTTCCCATTTTTAATTCTATTCCGACAGGCATGTCATAACGTATACCATAACGCCGCTGCGTCTCTTCGGGTATGCTGATCATACTTTTTGCCATGATATCAATACACTGCCTCTCCTCGCCCGGATACACATCCATGACAATGGAATCATGCACGGTGTTACAGATCACAGACTGTAAGCGACTGTCTTTTAACGATTTATACAACATAACAAGGGCGATGGGTAAAAGGTCTGCGGTGGCAAATCCCTGCACGGGATAGTTGCAGATGGCTGTCCGGTTAGTGGCAGTGCCCCACTCAGTCCAGCGGGTTCCCGGGAAACAATACTGCCGACCGGACGGCAACTTGATGTGGCTCTTGGTGACCGCGTCCCGCTGCAGGAGTTCGTGCCAGTCGCTCACACCGCTGTATTTCTGTTTGAAGGCACGATAGTACCGCTTCTGATCATCAGTACCGCTGACGCCTCCGTAGAGAGGCTTGAAGGTGTGCGCCTTTGCTTCTTGACGAGTACAACCAATGATACTGGCTGTGTAGTTGTGAACGTCCGTACCCGCATCTACGTCATTACGAATTGCATCGTCTTTGGCAAGGAACCCGGCAACCCGAAACTCTAGCTGCGAGTAGTCACCCTCAAGGATCGAACCGCCCTCGAACCGACTCTCGACAGCCTTGCGAATGATGAAGGTCGAACCTCGCGGCATGTTCTGGAAGTTAGGGTTGCGAGATGACAGACGACCGGTAGCCGTAACACACTGCATATATTCTGTGTGTATGAACCCGTCAGGGTCCATGTTGTTCTCCATGCCCTCGACAAAGGATCGCAGGTAGGTTCGCACGGCAGAGTAACGAACATACGCCTCTGCGAACTCGCGGGCATCACCCCGCAAATCTGTCATCATCTCTTCGAGGGTAGACTTGTCGGTCTTGAAGCCGCCAGCAGATGTGTCAAAAGTATCTCGCGGTATCAGGCGAAACCCGGCAACTTCGCTTGTGTTTTGATAAATGACACCAGAGCCGCCACAGGTCTTGCAGACACGCACTGCCTTACCGAGGGTACCGTCTTTGCGTAGAGGGCTGTAGCGGCCCTTGCCGTGACAGTCGGGACACTGTTTGCCTACAGTCTTGTATAGAACGGTGGTCTCATTAAGTATGTGCCGCTTAAACTCCCCCTTTGCCATGCGTGTTCGCTGCTTAGGCTTTTTGGTTGCGCCGCGAACCTCGTGGCCGAGGTTGAAGATAGCAGCCCACCGCTTCTTGTCCTTGACCGCACAGGAGTAGAAGAGGCGCGACCGATCATCAGGACTGTCGAGATTAACTGGCGTGTCACCCATCGCGTTCGCGGCCAATTCCTGCAAACGACGCTCTAAGGTAAACAGTTCGTCCTCGTACTCCTTGCGAATATTAGCAAGGGTCATCCGGTTAATCTTGATGCCACTACGCTCGATGTCAGCAAGAGCGTTAGTGACCTCAAGTGACAGACGCAAAGTGGGCAAGAGTGCCTGATTCTTCATGGAATAGTTCCTCAAACGTTGTGCCAAAGGCTTCGAGTTGTGCAAGGGCTACCTGCTCGGTTGCGAGGACATCTGCCTTGCCGTATGTTTCAATTATATCCCAAGGAATGTCATAAAATGTCTTACCTTCCTTGAAATACGGCGAGACAAGGTCTGTCTCTTTTTGTACTCCACTATACTTCTCTGCAAGACTAGCAAGTCCCAGAGGCCAACGACGCGCCCGCGCCAGTAGATATTCCGCAACCATCGTGTCATAGATATGTCCCTCGTATACGAATCCGCAGTCGCGAATCCAAGATAAGTCAAACTTGATGTTCTGTCCAACGATAACGTCGGCGTGGTTCAGGGCAGCTTGAAATTTTGTGAACGCACCCTCGGTCGGCGGCTGTGTCGAGTGATAGTAGCAGTCGTATGCTACCGTACTCTGTAGCCACTTGTACCCGATAGAGACCAGCCGGTTGCCGAAGTATGGCAGGGGTGTTGACGAACCATTTGCCTTTTCCCGGTGTGTGGTCTCGATGTCGAAAGTCAATACGTTCATCAGTAATATATCCCTCGATGTACATCGATGTGACAAGTCTCCATGCCGTGCCAGCCGTTGATCTTGTTCTTCGATATGCAGATGTGGCGCACCGTGTTTTCCTCTTCAGAAGTTCCGGTCTTGCCGATACCTATGATGACATCAGCCTCACCCGCCTTACCGGTTTTGGAGTTGTCCATCATGTTGTAGTCAATAAACTGACGATCGTGTCCGTCGTTTGACGCCTGACTAACGGCCCACACAAGCAATTTGTTCCGTTTAGCAACCTCGCGGGCAAGAACATATATTTCTTTCAAGCGTTCATCGCCCCGACTAAAATTACCGTCAACTCGGAACTTGTCAAGCTGATCACAGAACATCACGTCAGGTGTGTTCAACTGTGCGTAGTCGTTGAGTTCTTCCATCGACACTCCCACTGCATCCATGACAGTAAGGTATGGATCGACCTCTTCCATATAACGAC